CGACGTCATTACATTGGTCTTGCCTTTAAAGTAGTTATAGACCTTCTCTCGGTTGTTCTCTACTTCCGCTATATTTTTATAACCTGCCATGATTAGCCCTTTCAGTCATCCTCGTTATTAAATACATTGCCACCATGCCTAAGCCAAAGGCTTGCCAGTAGCACTGCACATACTCTATGATTAGTCGCATTTTACCTTCCTGTGCCACCTCGATAACGGTGCTTGTTTACCATGCTTTAGGCTAAGCGTAAAGGCTAGGTAACGGTTAAACTTTAACCACTTGGGCAAGTAGTTCCGCCTGTGGCTCGCCATCCTAGTTTTGGCATATCGCCTACGAATTTGCATAGTATGCCACCGCTACCATCAGTGCGCCTAGCACTACTGCAAATACTACTACATCCCACCAATGCTCCTCTTTTACTACCTCGTCTACCTCAAAGTGACTGCCGAAAGCCTCGCGACAACTGCGTGGGTAGTAGTAGTCGTGCCTGTTATACCCGTTAAACCGTTCTATACCCATTTTTCCCCCGTCTGCTCTTGTATGTGGTCAATTAAATCGTCTACATCACTATTGTCTAGGTAGTGCAACAGTGCCTCTATAAGTTCGTCGTGCGTTAGCCCATATAGATACTCCATTACTATCTCTTGGTATTCCTTATCCCAGCCCTTTAGGTTAGCCATTACTTTCCCCTTTACCGTTCATTGCGTCGCGCTCGTCGCGCATTGCCTCTATTTTTATTAGCTCTACATACTGCACAATCACCTTGCCCAGTTCTGAGCTACTTAGCACTTCGTTCCTCGCACTTCGCACTGCGTCGCCGAGCATTTCATAGTGTTTATTTAACATTGATTAACCTCTCTATATAGGCAGGGTTTTCGGTTTCATACATATATTTTTGCATGCACTCAATCGCTTCTTTTTCAGTGGCAAACGTGCCTAAACAAGTTCTGTTATGGTTGTAAACTTTATACATTTTCATTACTCCTTAAATACGTCAATCGCTTCGTCAATAAAGGCGTCAAAGGTTGCCTCGCTTAAATCCCTTTCGTCAATAATATGCCCTGCACTGTCGCGTATCGTGGTCAAGTCCACTTCATACATGGTCGGGCTTGTGCCAGTGCCAAATGGGTCTATTAGTTCCTTAACATTGGCTGTCACTAGGTAGCCGTCCATGTCAAACTCTACTCTCATTTTATGCTCCTTACGTTATCTGCAAAAGTTAAAAAGTCGTTGCGTGTTATCTCTATAAACTCCCTTAGTTCGTCCAGTTCAAAACTTTCAAACGGTAGCCATATAATCACGTCATCGGGTATCACGTTTTCGGCAAAGGCTTCCATTATCTCGTCATAGCTACTGTCATCAAACTCGGTTAAGTAGGTAGCCAGCGCATAGTTCTCTGCCATTCGTTCTATTGTCATAGCGTCCATGATTTTATCCTTTATACACTCTAATTGCTTCGTCCTCAAATTCACTAAGGTAGCCGTCGCCTATCTCGCTAAAAGGCACGTGATTGCCGTCTAAATCTATCACGGCTCTTATGTCTACCTCATACAGTGTTGGGCTGTCGCCAGTGCCGTAACCGTCGTGCGTTTCGGTAACTCTAGCGGTCACTAAATAATCGTCTATTTCAAAATCAATGTTCATTTCAAACCTCCCTTATTCTAAAACTATTGCGGTCGGGCGCGTCCATAAGATTACCGTCGTTAGCCTCGTCCTGCATTTGATTTAAAAACTCGTCTAGGCACGCCAGCGCATCGCTCTCACTGTCAAACCTTGTCGGCTCGTCGTCGTCGCGCCAATTATTAGTCCAGCCGCCAAATAAACAAAACTCCTGCACTTCCCATTTACTTGTCATTGTATGTAACCTCCAATTAAAAGCATTGCTGTGATAATCGCTATCGCCCATAGGCACGCGCTGAAAGTTTTCTCGGTCATGTTTACACCTCCTCAATTACTTCTAATACTTCCCACTCAATTTCAGGCAGTTCTTTAAAATCGTCATAGTCTATGTTGTCAAAGATAATGTCCTCGGCACTCTCAACTTCTACCTCTGACATGTAATATGTCGTTGATTTTGCATATACCTTAAATTTAGCCATGGTTAAAACTCCTTATTTAAAGTGTTTATTGCGTCAATAATGCAACTGTCGGCTACGCTCATCAATCGCTCCAGCTCGCCGTTTTTTATGTCTTGGGCATAACCGTATACGTTTTCAAGTAGTCGCTGTGCTTGGTCTAAATCGCTTAGTGCTTCGTCTCTTAGTGGGTTGTTAGTCATTGTTTAATCCTCCTCTATTACGCCTTCGTCTAGGCACACTCTTAGCACTTGATTGGCTAAGCGCGTGTCCGCCATTATTGCATTGGTTAAAGTAGCTTGTAAGTCTAGCCAGCTTTCATAGTCTATTATGTCCTGCCATTCATAATTATCCACTAGGCGGCTTACGCACCAGCTTATGTTGTCGTGTAATGTCATAATTTACTCCTCTAATACGGCATAGTCATCAAGCCATGCCTTAAATCCCATGTCGTCATCGGTATACATATCGCTAAAATCCACGTCATCGCGCATAAGCATATTAAATTCGTCACGTGCTTCAATGCTGTTTATTTTGTTAGCGTTGTCGGTCATTGTTAGTCACTCCCTTACGATAAATTAAAATAGCGGTTTAAGTCTGCCTTGGCGTCCATGGCAATTACGAAAATATGGTTTTGCACGGTCGCGTCGTCGTCATCGTCCTTGCACTCTAAATAGTGGTTATATTCATTGTCTATAATGTAGTCCAATGCTTTCATTACGTTGTCCAGTTTCATTTCCATGGTCTTAGCTCCTTTATTTAGTTTTCTGCTGATGAAAGTTTAATTCCTGTTATGCAAAGGCGCGGCGCTTCCATTGAATGGCAATCGCCTTCCGTAAAATGTAACCTTATTGTTTCGCCCCCGTCATCTTGTGCAATACAATACTTACCATGTAAATAGTGCAAAGGTTGCAAGGTGCTTGGTTGGTCAATCCTTGCGCGATATATTTTCATTGTTAGTCACTCCTTTAGTGTTTTATGTAAGTTATGTTAGCCTTGCTTGTATCCCAGCAGTCGCGGCACGTGCCGCACTTGCCGTTGTTGCTTGGCGCTTTGCACTCCGCGCCGTGCACGTCGCCCTTAGCACTTCGCACTGTGCTGGTCAGCTTCCACGCGCCCGTAGGTAGCTGGTCAATCATGGGCATGCTTAGCCTTATTGCTAGGTTGTCCGGCACGTCGCGCTTGTTGCGCTTGATTATGCCAGCCTCTTTTGTCGGTAACCAAAAGCGCACGTCCGGCATGGCTTCGGCGATATCAATTATGGCTTCCAAGTGCTTCGCACTTTGCACGTCGCCGCTATCAAACCACCTAAAATAGCCGGTTGTGTTGGTGCTGTGGATTAGCTTAATCATGTTAGCCGCCCACGCGTCTAGGTTGTCCAGCGAGTTTAGGTTGTGGCTTCGGTGCGCCATAACAGTAGGGTAACGATACGAACCTTTAAGCGCGTAACAGTCACTGCACACTGAACCCTTGATTTTAGCCAGCTTCGCGCCGGTCTTGCACGCTTGCGCTGGTATACTGAAGCTGGCGCACGGCATTTTGCCGGTCGCGCTTAGCTTAGGCACGAATTGAATGGTCTGCATGTTTAGCCCTTTCGCTTGTTAGCTTGTCACGTAAATCAAAAATATAGTAGGGTATGTCCCGCGCCGCTTTAGTGTCATACACCACGCCGTCAAAATAAATTACGTAACGATAATCAACTAACCAATGGTTGCGTGTCTTTTCAATGTGTCGCATGGTTTACCTCGCTTTTTTTAAATTGTTGATAGCCTCTTATTTTGCTAACCTTATTGGTATGCATTTGCTTATACGTCCATGCAATTTTGCGCTCGTCCAGCGCCTTAAATAGGCGTCCAGCGTCGCAATCCTCCTCAAGGTATACACTGCTATTACGTTGATAACTATAAGACGATATATCGCCGGCAATGCCTAGCTTAATCAGCAATGCCTTATCTACTTTAAACCAGCCGTGCCCTGCATCTGTATAATATAAAATTTGCATGGTTGTCACTCCTATAATGGTAAAACTTCTAATGGCTCAATGACTGGCACGCCGGTTATGCCAGCGCGGGTAATGTATACCGGCGCAAAGACCGCTTCGCTGTCCCAGTGGGCATGCGTCATAACCTTTAGGCGCTCGCCGTCCAGCGTGACAGTGTAAGTAAACTCAATGCCTAGCGCGTCGGCATTGGTGCTGGCTTCGTTTAGTAAGCGCACGTCGCCGCCGCCTTGCTTTTTGTTAGCCGCCACAAAAGCCGCCGCATAGTCGTCCGCCTCATAGCGCGGCAAGTCCCACGCATAGGCTAGGGCGGCATGAATAAAGCCGTAAGCGCCTCGCGCTTCAGGGTATCCGTCCCAGTGTTTATAGACTGTGATTTTTACGTGGTCATCGTTAAATACATATAAAGCGCGGGTTGCCATTTTGTATACTCCTTTATATTCTTTTAGCTGAACGGGTTATGTTTAAGCCGAGCGGCTCATTGTCTGAATAAAGCGTGATGTTGAACCGGTTGCCGTGCGCGTCGGTAATGATTAACTCGGTATATGAACCGTCGCCCTTGGTGAAATCGCCCTGCCTTATATCCAGCTTGGTAATGTCACTCATGGTTAAAGATGTATAAGCTAGTGATGCCATTTTGTATACTCCTATATAGTCAGCGGCTAAGCCGCGATAGTGTTGCACTTGGTGCTTGGTGCCTTGCACTTCGCACTAGGAACGACAATACAGGGCTTTAAAAATGCTGTCAAGTGCTAAATGCAAAATAAATGCATATTTTTGTCTAGGTGCTTTTTTTAGGGATTTTAGCATATTGGGCTTAGAACGTCGCACTTCGCAACTTGGAAAATTGTGTGACAGTGTGACAGTGAGACAGTGCGAGCTGGCGCAAAATTGAGTGACAAAAAAAAGTTCTTAAAAAACAATAATTTGCGGCTGTCACACAATTTAAAAAAACGCACAAAAATCGATTGGGATACGTGATACTTTTTTTAGAAAATTTTGAATTGGTTTACTATAACTTTATTTTTATTAAAATTAAATTATTAAGTGACAAGGTAATGCAATCCAGCATAAACACTGCCGTCCCATTGTCACACATTCCAAAAAATCGTTGCGTGACGTTGAGCCAAATCTGTCAAGGCGCGGCGTCCGTGGTGCGACGTGCCAAGCCCTAAGTGCTAAGTGCGTGGCGCTTAGTGCATTGTGCCAAGTGCGTGGCGCGACGTATCCAGCACGCAGTAAAAAGCCCCTAGCACGTCGCACTAAGGGCTTGGGTATTGCCGGCTTAGTTTAAGCGGCTAGGGCTTCGGCGTGCGTGACGCCTTGCACATAGTCAGCCGCTTTTTGCGCCAGCGCCGCCGCCTTAAATATAGCCTTGTTGTCATCGCGCAACACGCGCAACCAGCTTTCGATGTATCCAGCATGGCGTAAATCGCCGGTGACGCCGTGCGATGCGCAAAGAAAAGCCGCGCTTAGTTCTGCGATAAGTTCTTCAGCGGCGTAAGCTTCATTACCGAACCGACCGGATAAGTCACGGGCTAGCCTATGCTTGGCGCCAGTCCAGTGGCTTAATTCATGAAAGGCAGTGGCGTAATAGTGGGCTGGCGTGGTGAAGCTGTCACGCGGCGGCAAGGTAATGCTGTCATCGGCAGGCCGATAAAATGCACTGTCACCACCATGGCGGATATCAGCGCCCGTCGCCACGATACGCGCTTCACAGTCTGCTATGGCTTCGAAAGTATCCAGCGGCGCGGCTGGTTGCGCTGGCGCGTCGGTCTGCGATAGATTAAACACGCTATAAGACTTTAGCACGGCATAGCCGCTGGTAACGTCGCCAGTGTCCGCGTCCACTTTACCCGCCACTGGCTTATAAAAGATAATTGTTGTCGCCTTCTGTCCACGTTGCACTTGGAAGCCGGCGGCGGCGTGTTGCTGATACGTCGCCCACTGGTTACTAGTGAAGCCTTGGGCATTGGCGGCAAGTGATAGCACTAAGTTATTGATACCGCCGTAAGTCTTGCCGCTCACTAGGTTGCTAGGTGCTAGGCTGTTAGTAGCCCAACACTTAGCCCACGCTTCGGCGCCTTGTTCTAATTGAGCAATGATACTGTCGGTTACTTGTTGATAGATTGCTTGTGTCATAATGTATACCTTTCAAATAGTCAGCGCGATACAGCGCGATAGGTAAGATTATTTCAGGTATATATAATGCTGTCAACAACTAAATGCAGTATGTATATATACACTGGCGCGGCGTGCTAGGTGCGTGGTGCTAAGCCCTTAGTGCTAGGTGCGTGGCGCTTAGGTGCGACGTGACGCCGTGCTTAGTGCGTGGCGCTAGGCGCAAAGGGCTACGTGACGCCGTTTGACGTGTTTAAGTTCTTTGATTTTTGACCCCCCGCCGCCCCCAACCCAGGTCTAGCATGCAGGGGCTAAGGGGTGCGGAGTAGCTACAAAAAAATGCAAAGAATTAAAAAAGCTAATTTAAACGTTTAAAGATAACAAAGCTAGACGAAGCGCGGAGTACGAGGTACGTGGTGCAGGGTGCCTAGTACGAGGTACCAAGTGCCTAGTTCCTAGTACGTAGCACTAAGTACCAAGTACTCAGCACCTAGCACGGAGCACCTAGTACTAAGTACCAGGCACTACGCACTTCGTTGTGTGGGTAGCATAAATAATGGTTTTCCGTATTGTTTGTGTTGAATATTGAGCAGATTATTACATACAAGCACTTTTGCTTAATATATATTAAGGACTAACATCATGTGGACAACTCCAGCTGCAACTGAAATGCGCTTTGGCTTCGAAGTGACAATGTACATAATGAATAAATAAGATATAATGACTGCACACGGCCCCCATCAGGTAAAACTGCTTGGGGGTTCTTTGTAGCTACAAATACTACAATCGTAGCCATTTTGTGTATACAAAACGCAAAAAAATATACACGTTTTTATAACATGTATAAAAAGTTTAAAAAAATGTACATATCTAAACTAATAGTTTATAAGCGCAATAAAAAATAAACTTTATAGGCGGTTAAGCCGACATTAGAGGATGTAGTAAGTAACGAGTTTTTCGGCTTTCTGCGTTACATGTAATAACTACCGAATCTACGCCTACCTCTCTGTAAGCTGACCTGATAGTATTTGCCGTTCTTCGTGATGGTGCTTGCGGTGGCAGTTAGAGCAAAGTACGATGCACTTGGTTTCTATTTCCTGCCTGGCTAACTTGTAAGCACCGTTAGTACAGAGCTCACTAATCTTGCGGTTGCTAGGGTCACGGACAACGTGATGGAAGTCTAAGGCCGACGGATGGTTCTCGCCGCAATGGGCACACTGAAGCGTTGCCTTGTAAGCCTCCCACTCAATACGCTTTTTGATTTTGTCGACACGGACGCGCTCAATTTGTGCAGGCTTGTTGTTTTCGTAGTGGCGCTTAGAGTATTCTTTGGCCTTAGCCTTGCGCTTCTCTGGATCTTTGTACGGCATGCGAAGTACCTAGTGCGAAGATTCCAAGAATATAGCACAAAGAATACTAAAGAAGAAATACTTATGGTACACTATTGACAGGTCTGTTTATAAATGATAAAAACCCACCATGGCAAATAACTCCAAAGACACCGTACCAGTAGACACCTCGGACGCGACGGATACCTATAACTTTCTAGCTTACATAGAAGGTATCGGGCGCAAGGGTGTAGACCCGTTGTCTCCAGAAGCCATGAAGATTCAGGCGCAGTATGTGTCGGAGTTACCGCAACATCCGATGGACATACTCCGTCGACTGATGGTGAACCCGTTCTGTAGCCCAAACGAGCGTATCAACGCAGCGAAGACTCTCATGTCGTACTCAATGCGTGCTATTCCAAACAACTTAGAAGTAACCGGCAAAGACGGTGGCGCAATCAAGATTGATTCGTCATCCTTGAGCAACCTATCTGACACAGAACTAGAAACATTGCAAACGCTGCTTGCAAAAGCCGCACCAACAGAGGTGTGAAATGGCGGACGTATGGGGCAATGAGCCTACTCTAGACCTAGAAAGGCCGTTGTACCCAAAAGGGTCAGGTAGGCCAGTCTCAAAGGAGACAGCAGGGTCACCGCTAGATGTGTTGAAGTTCATCAATTCGTTCCTGCCAGTAACTGGCGACATACAATCCGCACTAGAAGCATACAAAGCATACAAAGACAAAGATTACGTAGGTACGGGGCTCGGAGCGCTGGGTATGCTGCCGCTAATACCGAACATTACGAAGTACACTAAAGGATCTGAAAAAGCAATTAAAGAACTTAGTGAGAACGGGAGTTCAAAAGCACCAACTATTATTGTTCCTAAACGTGGTAAGATTCAAGATGTAATGAATAGTGTGCGTGATAGAAAAGGTAACTATGCGGCACAACGTGTAGAACGCGCAGCCGATGAGGTGCCTAACCTTGAGCAGCAATTTACAGAAAATGCTTTGCATAGAGCTTTTATTGGTGACGGTGACAATGCTACGGGCATGATGGTAATGAACCCAAGGGCGTTTGAGAATTACGCACAGCCAATACCACCTGATTACCTAGAACCAACATACATTAATGAATTGTCTAACATAGCTAGGGATAGTGGATTTTCGGATGTACCGTTTCTTGAGTTGGGAAGAAATGATAGAGGAGAATTAGTTTTCCTAGGTCATGAAGGCCGCCACCGTACAAGGGCACTAACTGACTTAGGTGATGAGTCTTCAATTGTTAGAATGATTCCACGCTCAAGCATGCGAGAGCATTTACCGCGTGGTTCACAAGAAGAATACATAGATGCTTTAATAAAAGAACTTGGCTTAAACCCAATGGTTAGACCCCAACCAGGAGAGGAAGGCTCAAGATATTTAATGAGATTGCCCCAAATATTCAAACACGGCGGTCAAGTAAATAAAAATAAAAAAGGTAAGTTCTAAAAAAATAAAATATGGCGATAGTAAACCCGAATGCCTTGTTAAAGGCTGTGGCGTTTGAGCAAAGCAAACGTAAAGCGGAAGTCTCGCTAATAGAATTCATGAAACAGTCCTGGGACATTATTGAGCCTGGGACTCCGTACGTAGATGGCTGGCACCTCCACGCCATTGCCGACCACCTTCAGGCAGTCAGCCAAGGTAAAATTCGTAATTTAGTAATTAACATGCCGCCGCGCCATTGCAAGTCTATATTGGTCGCGGTCATTTGGCCTGTCTGGACGTGGATAAACAACCCTGAGTTCAGGTGGCTGTTCGCGTCGTACTCAGGCAACCTGTCAATGCGGGACTCCCTTAAGTGCCGACGCATGATACAAAGTACGTGGTTCCAAGAGCGATGGGGCAAAAAGTTCAGCTTAATCGGCGACCAGAACACCAAAACGTTCTACGAGAACGACATGTATGGTTACAGGTTCGCGACGTCCGTGGGTGGTACGACAACGGGTATGGGTGGTAGCGCGATTGTGGTGGATGACCCGCACTCAGCGATGGAAGCGCAATCGGACGTTATACGAGAAGGCGTGATTGAGTGGTGGGACCAAGCCATGTCAACGCGGTTGAACAATCCTAAGACAGGCAGCAAAGTCATCGTGATGCAAAGGCTGCATGAGCGCGACTTGACGGGTCACTTACTAAGGGTGGGTGGGTACGAGCACTTGTGCTTGCCTGCGGAATGGGACGGGGTCAAGCGTAAGACAAGCTTAGGTAACTACGACCCTAGGACGAAAAAAGGGGAGTTGCTGTGGCCTGAACTCTACGACACAAAAGCACTGGCGCCGATTAAAGCTGCGCTGGGCGAGTACGGTACCGCTGGGCAATTGCAACAATCACCATCACCAGCAGGCGGTGGTATTATTAAAGTGGACAACATTAAGTTGTGGCCAGCCAAAGAACCTATCCCGCCATTGCAGTATGTCATACAATCTTACGATACGGCGTTCACGGAAAAAACTTCTGGGGACCCAAGTGCCTGCACGGTCTGGGGCATAGTGCAACGTAACGGGGAGAACGTGGCGCTGATGCTGGACGCGTGGGCGGAGCACCTAGGTTACCCAGACCTAAGAAGCAGGGTCATCTCGGAGTACGGGGACTCCTACGCGGGTAGCCCAGACGACCTAGGGAACCCAGGGCGGAAGACGGACTTGGTGCTAATCGAAGAGAAAGCAAGCGGGCAGTCGCTGGTACAGGACTTGCGCAGAGCGAACGTACCAGTGCGGGGTTACAACCCAGGCCGTGCTGACAAGGTGTCGAGGGCACACATGATTGCGCCCATCATAGACATGGGTCTGGTGTACGTCATAGAGAGCAAAAAGAACAAAGGCAAGCCTGTGAGCTGGGCAAAAGAAGTCATCGATGAGATGGAGAAGTTCCCAGCGGGCGAGCACGACGATAGAGTGGACTGTACGACGCAAGCGTTGATATATTTGAAGGACTCAGGCTTCCTAACACTAGAAGCAGTGGACGAGTTAGAGGAAGAGCACTACGAAAAACGGAAAACTAACCCGTATGCTGCATAAAAAGCTTGCAAAAACAGTAAAAGTGTGTAAGAGTGAATGCGTAACCCGTCATTGGTTATAAAACTCCTAATTTGCCCGGTTAAAAAACGGGCTTTTTTTGTGCTAGACTTGTAAAAACAGTGTATTATGCTAGAATTATAGAGCACGTTAATCCAAACACCTGCAGTAGGAGCCTTACATGGCGCAAATTTTTGATAAAGACCCTGACTTTGGACGCGAAGTCCCGGGTATTGTCGACCCTAATTTACTAGAACAGAAGCCAGATGAAGAGTCAATCAACCTAAATGTCCACGACATGCAGGAAAATGAAGATGGCTCGGTAGATATCCCCCTACTAGACCAAGAAATGATGATGGAAGGCGGCGAGTTTTTAGAAAACTTGGCCGAAATTCTGTCAACAGGTGAGCTTAACGAGATTGGTACGGAGTACGTAGAGCTTGTAGAGAAGGACAAAGAGGCTCGCGAGAAGCGTGACAAGCAGTATGAGGAAGGATTACGTCGTACTGGCCTTGGTGATGACGCGCCAGGGGGTGCTCAGTTCGAAGGAGCGAGCCGCGTAGTACATCCTATCTTAGCTGAAGCCTGTGTAGACTTCTCAGCACGTGCAATCAAAGAATTATTCCCACCAAACGGCCCTGTAAGGACACTTATAGAGGGTAAAAACGAGCCAGACGTTATCGAACGCGCAGAATTAAAAGCGCGAGGCATGAATTGGCAATTAACTAAGGGTATTTCCGAATACCGCGACGAATTAGAGCAATTATTGACGCAAACACCGATGGGTGGCAGTCAATATCAAAAATTCTGGGTAGAAGATGGTGAAATTCGCACTGAGTTCGTGCCAATTGACACGATGTACCTACCTTTTGCGTCAAGTAACTTCTACAGATCCTCTCGCGTCACTCACGCACAAGATATTACCCGTTTTACGTTTGAAAATCGCGTAAAATCTGGTCTATACCGTGACATTGAGGGCATGGAATTAGACAATTCACAAATTCCTGACGAAACAGCGTCCCAAAAGGCCAATAATAAGATTGAAGGCAAGGATGATGCCTCAGCTTACAACGATGATGGCTTACGTCGCGTTTTAGAAATCTACACATGGCTTGAAATTGACGACCCATTGGTAGAAGAAGGCCGTAAAGCGCCTTACATCATCACAATTGACGAATACACAGAAGAAGTGCTTGCCATCTACCGTAACTGGGAAGAAGGCGATGCTAAATACGGTAAACTGGATTGGTTCGTAGAGTACAAGTTCATTCCATGGCGCGGTGCGTATGGTATTGGCTTACCACACTTAATTGGCGGTCTATCAGCAGCATTAACAGGCGCGTTGCGTGCGTTAATGGACTCAGCACACATCAACAATGCAGCAACTATGCTGAAATTGAAGGGTGGTCGTGTAACTGGTCAAAATACATCCGTTGAAGTCACACAAGTTAGTGAGATTGAGGCACCAGCTGGTATTGATGACGTTCGCAAGATTGCGATGCCAATGCCGTTCAATCCACCTAGCCCTGTGTTGTTCCAACTATTAGGCTACCTAGAAACAGCAGGTAAAGGCGTAGTATCAACAAGCGTTGAAGCGTTAAGCTCTGTAGGCGACCGCACACCAGTTGGTACGACAATGGCGTTGATTGAGCAAGGCTCTAGCACATACGCGGCTATCCATGCACGCTTACACGCGTCACAACGCAAGTCCTTGGATATTATCTCACGTCTAAACCGTACGTTCCCAGAAGTGTTGAACGCGGTTAATGACAATTTAGATGAGCCATTAACACCAGAAGACTTCACAAACAACAATAACATCCAACCAGTATCTGACCCTCACATTTTCAGTGAAGCTCAGCGTTACGCGCAGTATCAAGCGGTTGTGCAGTTGTCACAAGACCAAACAGTGCCATGGGACCGTATCCAACTGTACCGTATCGGTATGAAGTTGTTGAAGTTCCCATACGCAGACGAAGTATTGCCATTACCACCGAAACCAGAGCACATTGACCCAGTTGAGGAAAATGCACTGGCAACTAAAGGTATGCCATTAGCAGCGCACATGGACCAAGACCATATAGCGCACATGGTAACGCACTTATTGTTTGCTACATCACCAATCTTTGGTGAGAACCCGCTAATGGGCAATCCAACAGTACCAGCGCTAGTACAGCACTGTAAAGAGCACTTAATCATGTTCTACCAACAGCACGCTAAAGCGTCAATGAACGCGTTTGGTGAGTTAGCTAAGATGAATGGCCAAAGTTCGGAGGGCGACGTGCATAAAGCCGTGGCACTTGCTGACCAGCAGATTGCGCAAGAGTTGGCGGATGTTATGCCTATGCTTGAGAAGGCAATGGAGATTGCACAGAAACTAGCACCTCCACCGCAAATGGACCCACAATCACAAGTGGCGTTGCAACTAGGTCAAGCAGAGATACAACGTAAAACGCAACTTGACCAGGCTACATTACAGCTTAAAGACCAAGAGCAAAAACTTAAACAGACGCTAGAACAACAGCAACAAGCGTTTGACCAACAAAAATTAACAGCGGAGCAGCAATTACAATCCATCGATGACCAACGGTTGTCAGCACAGCAAGAGTTTGAGCACAAACAAGCCTTGGCTGACCAACAATTGAAGATGATGGAAGAGCAACGCAAAGAAGAACAGCAGGCATTTGAACAACGTTTGGCTGAAATGAATTTCGCTTTTGAAAAACAGCGTGAAAGTTTACAGCAACAAACAGAGATGATGAAAAATGAAGCTGATAATCGCCAACATCAAATTACTGAATTGTTGAAAAACAGAGAAGATAATGAGACTAAAAAAATCATTGAGGAAATGAAGTTGGAAATTAAGTCAGCTTTTGACGAAAAGCAGTCATTTTTTGATAGGTTTTTCCCTAAAAACAAGGGTCAATAAAATTTAAGGAGATAGGCATGGCACGTTTAGCACAATGTAAACAAGCAGGACAAGTACAACCTGGTGTAAAAATGTACAAAAAAGGCGGTAAAGTTTGTGCAGATAATGAAGGCCAAGAGAAAACAGAGCTTAAAGAAGCTAAAGCACTACAAACAAAAGCAAAAATGGGTAAAAAAAGTGGTGGTCTAATGAAAGGTTGTAAATAATGGCAAAATTTAAATTGACGTATGCAAAAGGTAATGTAGAAGAGTTTGAATTTGATGGCTCTGCCCAAGACTACATCGATGCGAAGTTCGGGGTAGGCGGTTTAAACCCAACTTACGCGACATTAGAAGAAGTAGCTGCGCCTGCAGTAGAGGCACCAGCTAAAAAAGTAGCATCTGTTAAAAAAGCAGTAGCTGAAGAGACAGTAGCTGAATAATGAATGACCGTATAATCGGTGACATTCTGAGGAATATCAAGGGCAAGCTTGATGAGCAAGCCCATGGTAGCATGGAATTTCCTAAAGCAGACCCATTTGAACATGGTGTGCAGGTGGGAATATATAGTGGCCTTCTTGACGCTTTAAGCATTATTGATGCTGTGTTATCTAAAGACGAAGAGGCTGAGCGTAACTCTTAAAACTCTGAAAGGAGTTAGTAATGGCAATAACAAAAGAAGAATACATCAGGGAGCATTTCCCTGAGGTAAATCCAGGTGTTATTCCTTGTGGGGCGCAAGTACTTGTACAGTTGCGAACCATCAAAAGGAAAGTAGGAAGTATTATTCTTTCTTCTGAAACACAAGACTTTAACAATGGTAATACGCAAGTATCACGGGTTGTTAAAGTGGGGCAAATCGCCTTTCGCAATCGCGAAACAGGTGAATTGTGGACTGAAGGTGCATGGGCCAATATTGGCGATATTATTATTGCACCGCGTTGGGGAGGCTTTCGTTTTGAAGTGCCAATCCCAGATTCAGAAGATAAAGCTATTTTTTGTGTATTCGATGACGTAAGCGTCAAGATGATCATAGATAGCAATTTTGAATCATTTGATCAAATTCTGTAAGGAGAATTAGTATGGCTGAAGACAGAGATTACGAAATCGAAGACGAGAAGGATTTAGACGTCTCAGATGAGGATGAGCAGGACTTTGCTGAGGGTGGCGAAGTAGATGACGGAGATGACTCTCACGAATCTGCGGACGATAGCAATGATGATGGTGATGAAGACAGGGAAGGCATTCGTGCTCGCCGTCGTCAAGAACGCCAAGATAAAAAACGTGCAGCACGTGAACGCGAAGACTCACTTAAACGCGAACTAGCTGCGCGAGATGAGATTATTAACCAGCTACAAAGCCGTGTAGCGGTAGTTGAAAGACACCACCAAGGCTCTGAAGAAGCTCAAATTGAGACTTCTATTCAGGAAGCTGCGGATGCATACAATTACTTTAAAGGTCAAATAGCTATTTCAGCCCAAGAGAATGACGGTGCTGGTATTGCGGATGCGACTGAAAAAATGATTTTAGCGCAACGCCGATACGAAGACCTTAACCGTGTTAAGTCAACGTATCAAGAAAGCAAGACCAACAAGCAACAACCTCTAGACCCACGCCTTGTTAACCAAGCTAAAGCATGGATGGAGCGTAATAAATGGTACGACCCAAATGGTGGGGATGCGGATTCACGTCGTGCACTTGAGATTGACCGTGAGTTGGCACGTGAAGGTTGGGTTCCAACTACACCACAGTACTGGGAAGAGTTAGAATCGCGTGTTAAGAAAAACTTACCACATCGCGGTAAAACTAACTATAATAGTTCTAAATCAGTTGTCACTGGCTCTGGTCGCGAAAGCGCACCGTCAGGAAATGGTGGCACATATAAATTGAGCTCTGAACGTGTTGCAGCTTTAAAGGATAGTGGTATGTGGGATGATCCTAAGCAACGTGCAGAAGCCGTTAAACGTTTTAAAGAATATGACCGTGCTAACGGTCAGCGATAAGGAGCAGTGAGATGAGCGATACCAATAAAGTACTAGGTTCAGACGAACGTTTGAAGAAGTCTAATGGTGAGGCCGTTCGTGGCTCCCGTGATAACGCGGATGCTAACCGCGTAAACAAAGATGGCAGTGCCCTATCCGCAGAAGAACGTCGTGCGATGTTGCGTCGTGATTGGGTACAAGAAGTGCTTCCTACTCCGCCGAAAATTCCGGGGTTCCATTGCTGCTGGTTGTCTACAACTAACAGCACTGACCCGATATATAAGCGTATTCAGCGTGGATACATTCCAGTAAAATCCGCAGAAGTACCGGGTTTTGGTTCGCAGTTTACAGCTTCAGAAGGTGAATTTGAAGGGTGTGTAGCCTGTAACGAGATGTTGTTATTTAAGATTCCTGATGAGATATATCAAGATTTGATGACTATTTATCATCATGATATACCTAACGAGCAAGAAAACTCGATTTATG